ATTTCGCCATTAATGATTGTAAACTCTCCGACTATTTTAACAAAATCATTTTTCGAAGATTCAATACATTTTTCTTTTGCTTCCTCATAGTTATCATAACTAATATATTGTTTTTGTTTTTCTTTACTAGGGAAAGGAGACCATTGCCCCACTTTTTCCCCATTGTTGTGTCTGAACTGAGGAATGAATTCATCACCAACTTTAATGACTCTGTAATTTGTTACCATTTTGTTTTTTTGTAAAAGTGTTGAGGGCAGTATTGGAGTTAAACCAACCTAAACAGTTTTGCAGACTGTCACCTAATCGCTCGGACAACCACCCTTTTTAATGTTGGGGAGGTTGGTTACGCTCCAACTCCTATGGATTTTCAGTCCATCGCTTCTACTAAGTTAGCTTCTCCCCAATAATTATTTTTCAATTTTATCAAGAATCTCTTTAGCCAAGTCTATCATTTCTTTTAAAGGTCTATTAGATTCGTGTAACAAAAAACATTTTGGTACATCATCCACATTTTCCATTAATTTATTTTTATTAGCTTCCCACCATTTTTTAAAAGTTATTGGATGCTTTGTACAATGATGCTCGACTGTCTTGTACTTTGGTACAAGAAACATAAAACCTCCACCACGTTCTTCTTTATATCCATCAAACACGGTTTCTTTGTGTTTGTAAAATTGGCAATCCATGCAACTATCTTTCGACATACTATTTATTTTTTTTTTGGTAATAATATAGCAGTTGACCTTTAAACATTTAATCAAAAATTTCATCCTCTAACTTAGTACATAACTCGTTGATTTTATCTTTCAAATTAAGGATGTACTTTTTGTTTTTAATATCGTTGTACTCACACATACAAGTACAATCGGATATTTTTCTTGCTTCTCTTGCCACTTGACTAATTTCTGTCAGAATGGCATGTATTTTCGTCTTTCTCATATTTTGGGTCAATTTCGATGTTATCACCTTTTTTTGCAAATATATGAAAAATAATTTAAATAGCCAAATTTGTTTACAACATTTAACTATAGACACGTAAAAAAAGCTGCCGAATACCTTTTTTGGAAGTTCTTCAACAGCTTGGAAATATATAGTGAAGTAAGTGCTCGTATTTCTTAAAAAAACCTTATCCCTCCATATCATTTTCTAGCTGTCCTAGAACCGTTGAGTTAAACACAACAACATCATTCCATTTACTATCAGCAAATGAATTAAAAGATGTGTTCGCAATATTTTTAATTGTTGTGTTCATAATATAAAAGTTTTTTTAAATGATATATTTTTAAAAATAAATATAAAGTATTTTTCAAAAAAAATCAAATTTTTGATTTTTTTTTATTTTTTTTTTTATTCCAAAGGATTTCCACACTTTGAACATTTTTCTTTTATGCTCTTAAAGTATTTCATAGCCTCTTCATTTGTTTCAAAGTATCGATATTTGTCATTTCTATCTTCTGTAGAATATACATATACCCTAGCTTTTGAATATACTATATTATCTTTCAAAAACACTTCTTGATATTGATACTTAGTTTCAAATGCCTCTTCTAATCCAACGAATCTAACAATTAAAAAATTTGATTTATATAAATCACATTTAGCACGAATCGGAATCAATGGGATTAAGCCAAAAAGTCTCCACCAAAAAATCTTTCCTTTAGGTACAGCAACCTCCATTTTTTCAATTTCTTTCAGTGGTTTAAACTCAACTCTTTTAATTGTTTTATACCAAGCGTTTCCTTCTACTTTAATTGTCTTGTAATCCATATTTTTTTTTTAATGATTCAAATAAAAAAGGAACGGCCAATTTAATGTCTTGGCTTGACATTTGCTCCGAAGAGCGATGGACAAGTGCCTCGCAATGATTATTTAACGCTTCTCTTGTCCTAGTTGTCTGAATTAAAAAGAGGATTTTTGTTGATTTAAATTCAAACTGCTGTACGTTCCTACTGAGACGCAGCTAGGCGCAACTAGGCTTCCTAGAGACGTTGTACATCCGCTGGGATTCGAACCCAGAACCTATTTTCCTATTTTAGTGTCCTCATCGAATTTATGGTAACGATAATAACTTCTCGCCCCATTTTTATTTTTTGATTTATATGTGTCCAATTGGCTATCACAGTTTGGACAAATACACCTCAAATTTTCTCTTTTATTATTAGCGGCATTACCATCTATGTGGTCTAATATAAATACTAGTGGCTTACCATTATATTCTGGCTTACATCCACAAATTGCACATTTATTATTTTGCTCGGCCATTATAAAGTCCTTAACACGCTTAGGGGAATAATTACCCTTCATTATAGTTTCATCACCTTCAAGTATTTTATTATAAAGTTGTATGTGACGATGCTCATGTTGGCAAGCTAATGAACAATACTTATTAAAACCGCTAGCCTTATGGTCAAATTCTTTGCCACAATTAGGATTCTGACAAATATGCTTTGTTTTTTCCCTCTTAGCAAAAGCTATTAGTTCACTAGGGTTTATCTCTCTTCTTTTTGGAAGTTCAATATCAAGTTTCCTAGCAGCTTTCTTAATGGCACTACCACTAACGTTAAACATTCTACCAATCTCTTCATATGACACACCTTCAACGTTTATCAGATGGTCAAGAGTATCTTTCTTATCTTCCCACTTCATAATTAAACCTTTAGTAATAAATATCACATTCCTTGCTAAAAGGTTAGATTTCTATTAAATTATTTTCAAGTGATGGGACTGGGACTCGAACCCAGATTCCTTACGGAGCCAGTTTAGAAGACTGGTGCATTATCCATCCTGCCCTCCCACCATCGGTATTTATTAACCTATTTTGGTTTTCTCGTTAATTTATCCGACTAATGTTGGGTCTTTCTTTGGGTCGTAATCATCGTGCAAGAACGGTTCTGTTGGAGGAACTTCTTCTGCATTGTGAAATTCATAAACTAAAATCACAGCAAAAATCACTATTAAACTTATTCCAATAATTGTAATCATTTATTTTTTAATTTTTTGTTTGATTTCTTTTTTAAAGTTTTCAATCTTTTCTTCGTTGGTCATCTTCTTCCTTTTGCTTCTTATTGCTCTTATTGCTCGTTTATTCCTAATCGAAACAAGTATAAAGTCAATAGTTTCAAAAATATATAGACCAACTATTACGCCTATTAGTAGTGCTAAAACTCTTAACATTTGTTCATTTCGTTTTTACATTGCAAATATATGAAAAATAATTGGAATAACCAAATGATTTCTGTTAAAAATGTTAATGAAACAAAATATTTTTTTTTTCAAAAAACATTACTTTCAAAAATTGAACACGCTTCTTTTAAGCATACATCATAATCACCCCACAATGACCAATCAAGCCATCCATCAACAAAACACTCATTGACCTTGCCATACGCATCGTAAATGATTTTATATGTACCCTCTTCTTCACCCTCTCACAATTGATACAGAAAATGTAATTACAAAGAATATTGCCAATATTCTCAACAAAACCACTCCCCAAATGAACACAATGGTCACATAATGTTTCCTTGATGCAATAATTAAGAAAATCCTTCATTTCTTCATTACAACACTCAAATAATGATGTGTATTCCTCGTATTTGTCGGTAAGAACTGAAACCATCCACTTTATAACCTCACTTCTCTCCTTTGTTTCTAATAATACTTTCATAAATAATATCACTTTTGTTTATTAGTAAACTATGTCGCAAATATATGAAAAAAAATTGGAATAGCCAAACATTTCATTAAAAAAATAAATATTTTAACGGAATTTAAATCTTTGCATCAATTTTCTCCACAATGATGGGTTTGTTTTCTTCAATCTGAATGCATATTCTTGTGGAATCTCATTTCTTGCATATTGTTTGAATGAACCTCTTGCTGTTCCTTGTTCTTCATTCCATCTTCCAATAACCCTCATCATTTTCTTCTTTAAATATGCTATGTTTCTATCGCATAATGCAAAATATTTTATAGGGTCATCTATTCTTCTTATTGACTTGTCTATATAATCTTTAATTCTTTGACTTGTGTAATACGTATCTTTTGTTGAATACCAATATTTTAGGTCTTCGTAGTCTTTAATCGTTCTAACAAGTTTTTTATAAGTCTTAGTTTTTTTGATGTCATTTGTGTTTTGAGCCTCTATATACATTTCTTGCATCCAAGCATCTATTTCGCCAATATCAATCTTATAATAAATCCAAGGCACATAATAATCCACTAATTCTTTACATGGGGTGTCAGCTTCTTTATTTTTTCCAAAAGGCTTGCTGAGTTCTCCTTGTGCTCTCTTATATTGGTCTGGTATTACTGTCCCATTTCTTTGGGCATCTTGATATGCGTGTTTTACTTCGTGGTTTATTGTTGATAATATATGCGTTTTTGCATCATTGCCTAATTTGTCATCATTTGGCCAAGGAAATGTGAAACGAATTTCCTTTTTTCGTGGCGAAAAATTGTTTGAGACAAAACCATTTTCATTTAAAAAATTATATAAGGTATCGTAACTTTCATCATTTGAATCATAGAAATACAAATCAACACAAATTTCATTCACAATCTTAGCCAAATCAAGAGAATCTATACACAAATAAAACCTTTTTCTCATCAATGGATGACCATTAAAAGGCGGCATTATATAGGTTTGCGGCTTTCTAGGATAATCCCTATGTTCTTTGTAAATTTTATCAAATATAACATTAGAAATATCCAATATATCATTAGATACTCCACCATATTCAAGAATTACTCCTTTAACAACTGATTCTATAATATAATCTAAATCTTTTTTCATATAAAAATAAAAATGATATTTACATAAATATAAATATCATTTCATAAGAAAAAACGGTGTGCTGCTACGCCAAAGACAGTACGTCTAGCCCATACCTCACGATTCACGTTTACAGTTCGTCCAAGAGTCCAGCAGTGGCTTTAAAGGTTCTCCAACTTGACTTCACGAGCCTCATTCGGTCTTATATTTCAGACTCTCAGACTTCGACCTCTCGTCTCTCGCCAATTAGGGATTTGCAACTCCCAAGTTATTTGGATGCACCTAGGGTTTTTTATACGAGGTGTAAACCCATAAAACAAACTACCTCACCACTTGCTGAGAACAGTCACTCCTTAGATGATGGCTGCCTCCAAGCCAACATTCCGTTTCCTCTAAGTGCCCTAACCAAGACTCCAACTTGGACGCTACTACTATTTCGCACTAGAGCCTAAATCTAGCTTGTCTAGCAATTCCAACATTAGGGCAAATTATATCTTTCGTGGGCTTGGAGAGGATTGAACTCACGTGCGACCAACTACGGTTTCAACTGCTTATGAGGCAGAGCCGATACAAGCCCTTAGAGAGGATAAAGGGAATCGAACCCTCGTATGAAGAGTGGAAGTCTCCCGCACTGCCACTGTGCTATATCCTCAACGGTGAACGAACTTAGTGATATTGCCTAAAAATATACAAAAAAACAATATCTGGTTTGGTATTCGTCCGTGAGCTGTTTACCTTTCGCAGCAACCGTTTATCTAGTTATCGTTTTTTAAGGAGAATGTAGACAAGATGATAACTGATAAACCTACGGTTTTTCCGCATGTGTACCGTCAAAGCTTAAAGTCATCTTCTCCTACATTAGCGAATTGGCACTACAACGGCTGACCTACCCCTTTCTGGGTCTACGCCATTTCCAACTGCACTATTAACTTTAACACCCATATTGGTAAGATACTTTGCAACGCTGTTTGCACGCCTTTGTGAAAGTGTCTTATTGAACTCTTCAGTTCCATCTGGGCTTGCCGTGGCTGTAACGTCAACAACCATATCTTGACCAATTAGATTGAGTTCTGCCTTTGCTTCATCAGTCAAAACATCACTTGCCTTTGCGAACCAAACAACCCACTGAACATCACTATTAAATGCATTGTTTGTAGCATTAAATGAAGATGGCCTTTCAATTGGCTTAACAACTATAACCGTATCGTGCTTTGGTTGCTGCCTATGGCATTCATCCAATGCGCCTCTTAGGCGATTAATCTCATCGTTCATTACGCCAATATCATACGTCTTGAAATGGTGTGTGCCATTGCTTGTCTTAAAGTGATAAATGAAAGATGCATTAAGAGCCAATTGCGCTCCACGCTTATCGAATTGAATATCACCAACCTTATGCAAGTTCCAATAGATTGCTGGAGTCAGCACAAATGAGTATGCCTTATTCTTTCCAAGATTAAATGCAAGGTCAAGACCAGTCTTGGCTGATAGGTAATTCTTACTAGTTGTCCAAGTATGAAGCCAACCAATGCCTCCAATTGCGCTAACCTCAAAGAATCTAGGTGTTCCTCGATATGCGAAGAAGATGTTACTCAAATTGAATGCTGCATTGAGGCCAACATTTGTTGCCTTAACGCTAGTCTTAATATTTGAGAAATGGTTGTCATTGAGGAAAGCCAAGCCCTCAACTTGCATTCCCACAAACGGTGTAAAGTCCTTTTCAAATCTCAAACCAACATTGGTGTTGAGAGGAAATACACTGTTAAAGTCAAGAGGTGTGGAAACACCAACTGTAGCACCAAGGCTAATGTTGTCAAGAGCATTGCTATTCTGAGTAGCAATTTGCGCATTTGCGCACAAAACGGCACTAAACAGTGCCAACATTAAAATAAATTTCTTCATAACTTTTTTTTACTTACTTTTTTTTATTTTGTTTTTTTAAAAAAAAGGGAACATAATTGACGTTATAGTAATCCACTCTACCATAATAAAACAAATTGCTGTAAGTTCCCAAGTTTTTTATTTTAATCAAAAAGGCAAATCATCCACTTTTACTAAATTCCATCCATATACGTAAGTTTTCTTGCCATCATCATCTTTAACCATCTTATACGTTGACATTTTTATTAGAAAATGTTTCCTAGTAAACGCCTTTTTAACCAACTCCAAAGCATCAGAACAATACGGATGACTTGACGTTTCAATTAAAATTTCTATTTCATCACCAACATCTTTAATATCATATTCATCAATACTCTCTTGTATCTCCTTTATAAAGAAATGACAATACCTTGGTAAATCAATATACTCCTTTGTTATTTTTTGGTATTCGCCCATAACTTTTTTATTTAAAAAACGGATACTTTATTTTGTCTACTTTAAGTCATACCATTTGACGATAAACCATAAGGCTCACTTGGATTCGAACCAAGAATGTAACAAATTGTTACGTTGCTGTAAGTATCCTTGTTGTTGACGGTATCGGATTCGAACCGATGTTGCCGATTAGCCGCTTCACATTACATACGAAGCATCAAATGTTAATCGCCATAATGTGCAAAGGGGTCTCTCCTTTGTTCCTCCAAGTGCTTCGCTGCAAACCAACTTACTGAACCGCCAATATTTATTTATTATCTTGGAGTAATAAATTGTCTTACTTTTTCATATGCTCCAAGTTTTTTACTTCTCTTCTTAATCGCGTTGTCACTCACGCCATACTTCCTTCCAACAGCGCTAAAAGATTTAAGCTCCTTAAAATCCTCTTATATAATTTATTGATTTATATCAAGTTGTAGGGGAAACGGGACTCGAACCCGCATACCGACTAAGGTCCGCACCCCAAATGCGGTTGGAAACCAATTACCAGTTACTCCCCTATTAAAAACGGAAACCTTTTTTAACTTTTTACGTTGCTCTATCAGACTGAGCTATATGAGGTAAAGCCCCCACAATTGGATTTAAACCAATGACCCACGGATTACAAATCATATTAAAAACATTTGTATTGCTGTAAGTTTCCTTGTATTTTTATGAGACTATTTTAGCTCTATGCTTTCTCTTTTATCCCTAAGAAGGGTTAGGCTTCACTTATTAGTCCTTTATTTCATTCGCCTTGTTACTACGATAGTAACCGTGTTATTACTCGCATTTTAGCCTCATTGAGCAAGCTTATGGAATCGAACCACTCCTACGCTTGGATAAGCGCTGTGCTAACCATTACACTAAAGCCGCATTATTCGGAAGCATTTTTTTAACACTTTTACTAACCAAATTAATGTAAATACAAATTGCTGTATGCTTCCTTTTTTAAATCCTAAGTAATATGGAAATCGATGCAAATATATATAAAATATTTCTTATTTCCAAATTTTATTAATTATTTTTTTCATTTTAGCCGTTAAAAAAAGTATCAAAACATATATTCCTCCAAGTGTCCAACATATTGGGCATAAAAATAAATTTGAAATCATTTTTAAAACCAATTTTTATTTTGGGGGCAGTGTTGGGGTCAAACCAACCTAAACAAGTGCCACAAACTTGCGCCTTATCGCTCGGCCAACTGTCCCATAATCGGAATCTATTTTTCTTTGGAGTTATAGGATTCGAACCTATATTTCAAAATTATCAGTTTTGCATCTTAACCATTTGATTAAACTTCATAAGTTAACTTGCTGTTAGATTCCTTTAAAAAGTTTAAAAAACCATTCTACTGCACCTTTGCCACATCGTAGGCTGTATGCTCCATCGGCCTCGGAAATAACACCATTTGCAACTAATGTCAAATCTGTACCACCATCTGCTGCATTCTTGTCTCACTTTCACGATGACTCGTAGGTGTATCCCTACTACTTGCAAGACTCATCAGCATCCTATTAAATATCCGTAATCTTGACAATAATCACGGCATGCTCATCCTCGAATGGTTTTATGTTGGAGGTGTTGGATTCGAACCAACCGTGTATCTTACGTGCTAGATTTCCTACCACTCTATGTTACCATAGCCAAACACTTTTCATAGATGTGCCCATCGCTTACACCAACAGTATTTTTCAACTGTCTGACAACGCTACTTATCAGTTCCCTTCCATCCGTGTTTGTTGTAGTCTAGGCTATACCATTACCATATTGAAATTCTTGCAAGATATGAATACATACTACTCGCACTTTTCAAAGCATTACCAATTACTAGGTGTATTATTCTCTCATATATACCCATAATTTCAACTTAGGTATCTCCCTTCTAGTCGTTACACATTTATGAATTATGCAAATCTTTACACGTGGCAATCAAAACGTAATTTGCTCGATTATAATTCAATTTAGCTCGGTATTACCCCTACACATTATTGGTTAGTGTTAAACGAGAATGTTTTTAATTAAACTATGTCTGATTTATGGAGAGATTCAAATGTTAATTCATCAAAGTTCTCTCGCACACGCAATAAGATTTTACTTATATTTTTCTCATTTATAAAAAGGACTTCCACCGAATTTGGGAGAATCTCACATGGACTTTCGTGCCATATGATGCAATTTAATTACAGTCTAGTGCCCATCCACCACCTGAGCAGACCTCCAATTCCAAGCATAGGTTTCTCAACCACAATCCTTTCGAATTGACCACAGTTGTGAACTGTGTATGCTTTTAGCTTTAAAAGAGAGTAGTTTCAATTGAGCCAATGCATAAGGTGACTATCTCACGCAATACGTTGACCGTCAAAGTGGTAGTCATCCACTCAAGTCTAGTATCTCAAAAGACTTTCTCTCTGACAAGGCTTACAAATAGTTTGAATTACTTCAGTGACTAGTAAGCTCCATGCTCTAGTAGTAGGATTCCAACCTACGTAGAAACGTAACGTTTCGAGTCATATCTAACGTTGGTATGCTGCCACGCACTTTTATGGCCTTTACTAGTAACGACCCCATCGTTTCACTGACTGTTTCTCTCATTTGTGCCAACCATAATGTTGCATTTGGCCATCTGCAATGATTTATGGTCATTCCTCTGATATACTAGAGTTGTTGGGAATGCAAGACTCAAACTTGCAGCCTTCTGAGCCAAATTCAGACGTTCTATCAATTGAACTAATCCCCATCGTTAATAGTACTAACTATAATTTTCGAACCGTTTTTAACGATAAATTTTAACGTACTAGCATCACCACTGAGACTCGAACTCAGATTGACGGAATGAAAATCCGTATTCCTAGCCTGTTAGAAGATGGTGACATATTATTTTATAGTATCCGAATTAGGTACTGCCCCTAAGTCTAGTCCTTGAGAGAGACTTGTTCTACTTTTAAACTATACGGACATAATTGTCCAAATGGAGTGGTTTGTACCCACACTGATAATAAGGTAGCCACTTTGAGGTGGGCTTATTCGCTCTAACATTTAAGCTCTATCCCTTTGGACGTTGCAAATATATAGCATTTTTTTCTAATAACCAAATTTTAAGCCAACATTTAACATTTTTAAACAAAATAAGGTGAATAATCCGTAGACTATCCACCTATACATTATATTTTGCCGATGTAAGAAATCTTGTTTAAATATAATAATAAAATGATTGAGTCTACACTTAACATATGGATACACCTTCTAGTCTTGGATATTCGTACCCAAGCTCTCTAGGTTGTTCTATATGTAAATTAAGTGTAAACATAATATTATCAAACATTATTTATTATAAATATATATAATTTTCAAAAAGTTTAAATAGAAAATAAAAAAAAATTAGGTAATTATATACTATTTGACCTCTTTATTTCTTCTTTTGTTGCAAGACGAAATAGCTTGCCTACTGATGCTTTCTCTGCTCCGAAATCATCATACATGCATCTATCTTTATGACAAACATATATTTTACCTTTTGTAAATGATGTACCTAATTTTTTCCAATCCTCTATACAAATGTATGATTTACCTTTTTTTACTGTAATATTACTTTCCATACCTATTGTATATAGTTGCCAAAAATTATGCACTTGTTTCATGAACCATTTCCCAAGATGCTCTTATTTCGTCAGTAACCTCTTGGTAAATATCAGTGCCTTTTGCTATTCCATATACTTTATTTGACCACCCAAAAATGGAAGTTCCAGTGCTACCAATTTTGAACCAAAGTTCATTTGTATGGCTTGCATCTGAGATTTCCCATACTTGATGTACCATTGGATATTCGTTGCCATATTCATCGTTTATTAGGCAAAAAACGCAATCCCCTCTTTTGACATCATTTGGATTGCAAGGTTTAATTATGCAATATTCCATATGATTAATAAGTGGACGAAGTGATGTCCCAGCCTCCCAATGATAAACGCTTTCTCCATTTATAAGGGCTTCTTTTATTTCATTATAATCTTGAACAACCCTTATTCCGTCTATTTCTTGTGGTTCGTTTACAATTCTCATAATTATCTAAATTTTATATCAGTAATTGAATCAAGTTTATTAAGCATTGTTCCAATTTCCTTAAAATAGCTATCCATACGTTTGCTTACATCCTCAAAATATTTTATATTTCCATTGAATGTATCAAATGAAGGCATTTGAGGAATATCAAAGTGATAGCCATTCATTCTATTCATAGCATCATTTATCCTTTTTTCCTTCTCTTTCTTCTTTCTTTTTTCTTCTTCGGCACGTCTCTTTAGGGCCTCTTCTTGTCTCTTGGCTATCCTTTCAGCTTCTTCAGCTTTTCGTTTCTTTTCGGCCTCATATTCCTCAATGGTTATGCCACCCATTTCATCCCAACTAATGATAAAAAAATCATTTGGGTCGATTCCATCTAAATATTTTGGATTGACTCCAAGTTTAAGGTTTTCTCTTTTTTCCTTGTTGATATTCCAATATTTTTTTCTTAAATCTATTTTTATGAAAATAGAATTTTCAGATGAAATAAAGTTATCGTGATTGAAAACCAAATCTTTTGGATAAACAATTTCAGTAATTAATTTTGTTTTTGCTTTTATTGCTGAATGTCCATTTCCATATACAATTGGCTCAACTGCTTGAACCATAAGGCTTTTTTCAAATTGACTTTCGGTAATTAACTTTCCACTTGGAGTTAACACATAGCCATCAAAATAATCTTCAAATCCATTAAGCTTAATTACCACATATCTAATTGTATCATCAATATCGCTTAATGGACTAGTGCCTAAATTATGTTTATCAAATGGAACAAAGTCTCTAACTCTTTTCCAAGACAATTTTTGTGGGAAAAGCTGCAATCCTTTTTGGTATTTTATCCCAAGATGTGCGCAATCATTTTTTGATAATGTAAATATCAATCCATTTTCACCGCCAACTTGCTTAACAATAACAGAATCAATGTTAACGCCATTGAAATTATTTATTGTTCCGACCAATTCATATACTTTTTCTCTCATATTAAAACCATCGCAAGCAATTCCTTTAAGGGCGTATTTTCCACCCTCTACAAATCTAGGAATAAGATTTGCTGGCTCATTTATGATTCCCAAAGAAGAATAGTCAACAACTTCAAACAATTCTTTGGGCTGAAAATACCTTTTTTCAGCCCTTTGAATTGTTGTAGTAGCTGCACTAAGTGCTTTTTCGTTTATCTCTTCAATGGATGGTATTAAACCAAATCTACATGGAGTTACTATTCCCATTATCATTTTAATTTAATTGTTTTTTGCCTTGCAATTCTTTTGCAATTACTTTTTGAGTTGACTCAGCAACTCCAATTGCAGTTTGTGACATTTGTTTCTCCAACTTTGCAATTTCGGCCTCGGCAGCAGCACGTTTCTGAGCACCCTCTTGTTGAGCCTTTTGAACTCCTTCAACAGTGGCAAGCAAGTCTTGTGTGGTCTTGCGCAATGTCTCAATGTCAATAACTGAACGTTGATTCTGCTTTGCAACTTCAATTGCTTGAGTTTTCAACATTTCAGAATTTTTCTTGAAAATCTCATTTGTTGCATTTGTAACTTTGCTACTGACTTCAATACTTTGCTTTTGGTTATACAAAGCAACTGCAAGTGACAACTGATTCTTCCAAAGTGGAATCGTCATAGCAATTTGCTGCTCAGTATTATTGGCATCCATAATGTTGGTGCGCTGAATGATGCGAATCTGAGTCAATGACTGCTTAAATGCATAACGCAACATTGTAAGGTCACTTAAACGCTTGTCGAGAGAATTCTTATACTCTTCAACGTCACTAATCTGATAGTCTTCGTACTCCCCAACCTTTGATTTCATATTAGCAATCATATCGCCAAGCTCTTCTGATTTCAGTTTGCCAGCAATGATAAGGTCTTCAAGTTGGTCTACGTAATCACAATTGTTCTCAAATTGCTTTTGCAACATATTGTTGTCACGAATTGCAATCTGACGTGTTGCCTCAAGTTTGCTAACAATACCATCAATGTTCTTTTGAATAGTGTTATACTTGGCCTTAATTTGTTCAACTGAAACCACAAGTTTGCGCATAAGTGGAATCTTACGCAAGAACCGTTTAACTGCACTTGGCGCTTCAAGGTCATCAATATTAACCTCGTGCAATTCACCCAAAAGATTCGAAATCAATTGAGCAGATTCAATACTAGTCTTAGAATCAATTTGTTGGGTTAAGAAATCATTTGAATAGCTATCCATAGCCCTCTGAAGGTCAGAACCATAACTAGAAATGCTAGTCAAATCCTTTTCGTCAAGCACTTTGGCGATTTCAGCATAATAAGCTTTCTTTTGTGCTGGGAGATTTTTTGTGTTAATCTCACCATTATCACTCACTCTCTTTTGAGGAACTGTTACAGTTGAGCCATTCAACTCATCTTTAACCTCTTTTTCAACATCACTCACTTCAAAATCTTCAATGTCAATTAGTTGCTCTTTCATATATTCTTATGTATTTAAAGTTATTAAATTCATTTTTGCAAATATATGAAAAATAATTGGAATAACAAAAAAAAATACTGTTAAAAAAAATAAAAATGCCCACTTATCATGGGCAAATTTATTTAGAATGGAAGGTCATCAGCATCATCATTTGTCTTTTCAACAGTCATTGCTTGCTTTTTAGGTTCTTGTTTCTTAAGAGTTCCAGTCTCTGCAACGGCTTCAGTTGTTTGCGTGTTTCCACTATTACCACTGCTGACGAAATCAACTCTATCAGCAAGCACCGAAACGTCAATTCCAACCTCACCATTATTCTTTTGGTATGTAGAATACTTTGGTGTGCCGTGAATAATCACTTGACTGCCTTTCTTCATATGTTCTGCCATTTTAATGGCTCTTTCACCAGCCCACAAAACACTAACCCAAGTTGTGATGTTTTCGCCGCCAATAAAGTCATTGCTAGCGACTCTCATTGATACAAACTGATTACCATTCTTTGAAGTCTTGAGTTCTGAATCTGCCCCAAGTCTTCCGATTAATTCTAAATACATCATACGAATTTGATTGTTAAGTTAATTTTTTAAATATAATACTAAATACTTTCCATTATCACTAAATGCCCATCCTTGTTTCCTCATTGTTTCCAATTCTTCATTGGGTATATCAGAGTCTAATAATTCATTGACATTTATTTCATAATAATAATCTAATGTCTTATTATCCATTTGAAGATTTACTGTTACAAATCCAAATATATTATATAAATCTTTTGTTTCAATAGATGAATAAGATGCCTTGTTATCCTTTAACGTTTCCTTTAATTTATCCAAAGTCATATTATCTTTTTTTCTTTAACAATGCAAAGATATAAAAACATTTTGAAAAAATCAAATATTTATAGAAAAAAAGTTAAAAAAATGAAAAAACCTAGTGAAATTAAAGCAATTAAAGCTAAAATGGCTTATTTCTTACCCTCATCATTTAGGGCAATCACACTTTTCGGTACTGCATATTGTAACGAAAAAAGAGACGTTGAACTTATTAATAATAGCGGTGACGAAATTGATAGTGTACTTAAATGCCACGAAACAATACACGTTAGACAAGCAGAAGAAGCAAGAAACTCTTGGCTCATTTACTATCTAAACTATGTGTGGCAATGGATTTGCAATCTTCCATTGATTTTATATGGATGGAATATGCCATATAAGTTCATACCATATGAACTTGAAGCATATGCAAATGAAGATAATTTCTATTATACTTGCAACGTAGCAGAACAATGGAGAGAATTTAAAAAAATTCCTTTCAAACAAAAACGCAAATACGTCAAAGAATATAAAAAATCATTATATAGATTCAAAGATTTCGTAACAAATGTAATGTTACCTGATATGAATGAAGAAAAATAATTATTAAATATAAAATATGTATAAATTATGGGAAAATATATTTCATTATTCGATACAACAGCGGAATTTGAAAGCGCTGAACCAACTCTTGAAAAGCCACACGTAAGCCTAACACTTGACGATGAACAAGTACATTATAATCCTTTGGTTGAAACAAGAGTTGTTGCAACTTATACAGTGGAAAATGAAAGCGAAAACACTTTGCTATACAGTTATAGTAGTGTTGGAAGTGGCGAAGAAGTTTTTAGTAAAATTGAGATTGACGGTGTTGAGGTTTCTATACAAGACATTGATGAAGACAGTGGGTTTTATAGTTTAACTGAAGGGGTACATAATGTGTATTATACTTTGATTGGCCCAACAACTATTGTAGATTGGCTTTTTTCTGATGTTTCAACTCTTACAAGCATATGCATACCTGATAGCATCACAACTATTGGCTATGGCGCTTTTGCATCTTGTATGAGTCTTACAAGTGTAACAATAGGAAATGGTGTTACAAGTATTGGCGAAACCGCTTTTGATTTTTGTATGAGCCTTACAAGCGTTAATATTCCAAATAGTGTTACAAGTATTGGCAATGATGCTTTTGATGCTTGTACTAGTTTAACAAGTGTAACCATACCAAACAGTGTTACAACTATTGGAAGAGGTGCTTTCGCTAGTTGTAGTGGTTTAACAAGTGTAACCATAGGAAATAGTGTTACAAGTATTGGTTATAGTGCTTTCGCTGGTTGTAGTAGTCTTACAAGTATGACAGTTGATAGTTCAAATACAACTTATGATTCTAGAAATAATTGTAATGCAATAATAAAGACAAGCACTAATGAGTTAGTAAGTGGTTGCAAGAATACTGTGATTCCAAGCAGTGTTACAAGTATTGGTAATAGTGCTTTTGAATATTGTATGAGTCTTACAACTATAGATATACCAAACAGTGTCACAAGTATTGGTAATAGTGCTTTCAGTAGTTGTAGTGGTCTTACAACTATAGATATACCAAACAGTGTCACAAGTATTGACACTGATGCTTTCGCTAGATGTAGTGGTTTAACAAGTGTAACCATGGGAAATAGTGTTACAAGTATTGGCACTAGGGTTTTCCAATACTGTACTAGTTTAACAAGCGTAAACATACCTAATAGTGTTACTAGTATTAGTAGTTTTGCTTTCTATGGTTGTAGTGGTTTAACAAGTGTGACCATAGGTAACAGTGTCACAAGTATAGATGGTGATGCTTTCAGTAATTGTAGTGGCCTTACAAGTATAACATCTAATGCAACAACTGCTCCAACTATACAGAGTTATACATTCTATAAAGTTAAAACCAATGGTACATTATATGTTCCAATAGGTAGTAGTGGTTATAATGTATGGATGGGTACTGGAAACTATTATTTAGGAAAGTATAATTGGACAAAGGTTGAACAATAATATAGTTAAAGAGCAATCACCTTATTTGATGGTTGCTCTTTTATTGTTCTTTATCCAGCTGCCTTTATATTCATTTTAGGTTTCATAAAATACAACACATTGACAGTCGGTTCTATCAATTTTACAATTTCTTCCATTGGCTTATAAGCATCTGGAGCCTCATCCAACGTTGACATATCTGCTGTCGTGGTATATATTCCAGCCGCCTCCATAGTTTCCTTAAACTTTTCTACATTTAGCTGCTGCTTGGCTTTCGACCTTGAGAGTGCCCTACCACAACCATGCGGAGCTGTATAGTTCCAATCCTCGTTTGACTTACCCTCACAGATTGAAATACCATCCCTCATATTAAATGGAATAATTACCCTTTCGCTAGCGTAAGCACGAATAGCGCCCTTACGAATCATCATATTAGGCTTACCCATAAGTGCCTTAAGGTCATAGTCAATGTAGTTATGTGTGGTATGAATGGTATCAATCACATTAACTCCCTTCGCCATCTTCCTATAGATGTCAACCACTTGCTCAATAATTGTCTCGTGATTCAAACGAGCATACTCTTGTGCAAGCAATACATCAACAAGATACCCCATAAGGTTTTCACAACTCAGATAACCTGGAATCTTCTTTGACAGATATTCCTCTTTTGCTGTTTTGATTTCTGACGCAAGGTTCTTCTTATCCGTGTTTTTCTCTTTTACGGAATCGGTAAGCATTTTCATTTCCTCTTTGGTAATCACCATGCTCTTAGCAATCTTATTCCAATAGTTGAACACCTTTAGGCCAAGATTACGTGAGCCGCAGTGCACACAGATACAATACTTACCCAACTCATCATTTACATCATATTCAAGAAAATGATTGCCTCCGCCAACAGTACCGATAGACTTGAGGAACACACCGTAGTCCATGTTTATCTTCTTACACCATGCCTCCAAATCCCTCTCTGTGGTCATTTCTACGCGATAAGGGGCAAGCTGTGGATAGAATGAGCACATACGGTTAAGAGCAGCGTTAAAACGCTTTATAACGAATTTGACATCTATCTTCTTCTTGTCATTGATTTCAACTCCAAAAGGAATAGCTTTTCTAATCTTGTGCTCAAACTCCTTCATTGCATCGTCACCAATAGGCTTGTCGAAAAACACAGCAGATATAGTACAACCTAAATCGCATCCCACCACTTCTGGAGAAACAAAATCATGCTCAATATCTATTGGGCAAGAAAAACCGATGACGCAACCCTTTCCTTGGTGTACATCTGGCATTATTCTTATTTTTTTATTTTTATAAGCCATAGATTCTGCCATTTTGTATATGGTAGATAATGCTTCTTTTTCTATATTATCCGTAAATATTTTAATATCTTTACAATACTGTCCTTTTATTTCTAACATAATGTTTTATTCTTTATTAACTGTTATAAACTTGTCTATTAAACCACCATTGTTATTAACATAACATAGTTTTAGTTCTCCGTTTATCGTGTGAAATGAAATAGAATGGTCTTTAGGACACTCTACTATCGCCTTGACAATCTTATCAAAATCCACATATCTTCTATCAAGCGGAAGCCATAAATCTGAATGAGGGTATTTA